TTAATATGTCAACTAAGACAGTTGTAACAAAAATTGCGTATGTTAGCACACATGGCGTAAAAACTACATTAAATGGCACACATATTACCAATACTGTAGCAAATACTGCTGGAAATGTGTCATTTACTCTCACAAATACCTTAGCAACTAACGATATGCTAGAATATACAGTTTACAGCAAAGTAACACCAGAACGTCAGGGTTTATCTGACATACTTTCACCTTTGGCGGATAATTAATGAGTAGTCAATTCTTTTACGATGGTCAGATCGAACGCTTTGTAGTACAATTCATTAGAATAATGAGTGGCTACGAAGTTGAGTTTGGACAGGATCGCACAGGCAGTAAAACTCTACAACGTGTGCCAGTTTACTATGCAGATGGTAGCAAACAAGTTGCGGCTATTTTAGCCAACAACAGTGAAAACGCTATGCAGACTGTGCCAGCAATGGCTGTGTATATTAGTGGATTAACCTACGACAGAGACCGTGTACAAAGCCCTACTTATGTTAATAACATGAGTATACGTCAACGTAAATATGATGAAACTACCGATACCTACGAACAAACGCAAGGCAATGCATTTACCATTGAACGTATAATGCCTGTGCCCTACACATTAGAATTAAAATTAGATATATGGACCAGTAATACAAAACAAAAATTACAGTTAGTTGAACAGATATTGCCTTTATTTAATCCTGGGTTAGAAATACAAAGTACAGACAATTATATCGACTGGACAAGTTTAAGTGTCATTTATTTAGATAGTCCTAATTGGTCAAGTCGTTCAGTGCCTGTGGGTACTGAAAATCCAGTTGATGTTGCCACCCTTACATTTAAATTGCCGATTTGGATTAGTCCACCCGCTAAAGTTAAAAAACTTGGTGTTATACAAAAGATTATTGCCGGTATACACGATGCACAGGGTGATTTAAATTCTGCCGCCTACACCGAAGCTAATCTAATGGGTACTCGTATGTATTATACTCCTATGGATTATGGTGTGTTACTGTTAAGAAGTGGTGGTAACTCTTACACATTAACATTATTGAAAGTAAGCGAAATTGAAGATCCACGCGAGCCCACGTTAAGTACTCCTACTAAAATTGGTACACGTGATAACTGGCATAATTTAGTTAATGTATATGGCGCATTAGTTGATGGTATCAGTCAAGTTAGATTATTAGCAGATGATGGCGAATCAGAGATTGTTGGTACTGTTACCTATCACCCAACAGATGATAGTTTGTTAATTTTTAATGCAGATATTGATACCTATCCTGCAAACACATTAGCTGCAATTGATGCTATTGTTGACCCACGTAAGAATACTGCGGTAGCGTTAGCACAAGGTGCTGTTAATGGTACACGTTATTTAATATTAAATTCAATTGGCAGCAGTGCTAATGGTGCGTTAGAAGGCCCGAGTGCATGGCGCGGGTCAGATGATGCAGATTTAATAGCAAACGCAAATGACATTATTGAATTCAATGGCACGCACTGGACTGTTGTATTTGACAGTTCGGCTGCGACTGTGTTACAATACGTGTCAAATTTGAATACCGGAACACAATATAAATGGAATCTTAATCAATGGGTTAAATCCTTTGAGGGAGAATATAAAAATGGACTCTGGACATTAGTTCTTTAGTTGACATTTATCAGTTAGTGTAGTATAATAGTTAATATGTTAACTAAAATAAAAGAATCAGTATCAAATAAATCAATTGAAGGTGTTGGCACGTTCATTTATTGTGTCGTAACACATCGATATCTTTTTTTATTACGTAATGCAAGTAAGTATTCTGGTACGTGGGGATTAGCCGGCGGTAAGATCGACAACGGCGAACAGTTACTTGAATCATTACATCGAGAGCTTGCAGAAGAATTAGGTGTAGATTTTTCCTCTGCTAGAGTAATACCTATCGAAAAATTCACCAGTGACAAAAACAATTTCTCTTATCATACATTTTTACTACCTGTCAACGAAGAATTTGTTCCTGAGTTAAATCATGAGCATAGAGGATATTGTTGGGTTGAATTGGGTGATTATCCTAAACCCCTACACCCCGGAGTTTGGCGTACAGTTAATTTTAAAGAAGTTATTGCTAAGATTAAAACACTAGAATCTATATTATAGCCACAAAAAAAGCACCGCAAGGTGCTTTTTTATTACTACTGTATTATAGATTTGCTTCTATTACAAATTGTCTAAATGATATCTGACGGAAATTTACTAATGCTTTCCATTCGTCTGGCATCGTTACTCTTCCTGCTTTAGTTACCCACACAAAATCAACATCATTATATGTATTAATTAACATTGCACGATCTGCTACCCACTTTTGAGACGATGATTCACTTCTAGTTTCTCCGTATCCAGCAGTATCTGCATAAACATTATAATTATAGCCCGGAGTATCTTGATTATCAAACCCTAATAGGAATATTTTTTTATGTCCATCAAATGCCGCAATATATGCCGCTGTAGTACCTGCATCAGTATACGGATCTCGTGGTATTAAATAGAATTTATTTGGATATTCAAGTAAGTGAATCGCACTTGTATATACAATATTATCTGTAGGATAATTTTTACCCGCCAGTTCTGCAATAATACCATTACCACGTGCTACTAAAAAGTCCGGAGTATAATCTCTATAAAGTGCATTACAGCCATATGTTTGTACTGTATCTGCACCCAATAGTCCGCCTCTGTGCTCAAAAATTGCTCGCATATCGAAGTCTAGTCTAGACGGGCCGTTGCCAATGACAACAGCCTGATTAGATATTTGGGTATTAGTAACAGCGTTTGGCAGATGTTCCGTTGTATCGTGCCAAACACCGTCTGTATAATTACGCTCTACTACAATATCTTCGCCGGTATAATCTGCTCTGTATAACTTATTAATTTTTAACATTAATTACACCTTAATATATGATACGCTAAGTTTTACTGCATTACCTGCTGCAACACCTGTGTAGCTTAATTCAACGTTAGCACCATTTACTGCTACAGATACTGTGCCCAATGCAGCGGCTCCTGTGTACATAGTTGCATATTGTGTGCGTGTTGCTGTTGTACCGTTGTGTATTACTAATACTTCGGTAGTTTCAAATTCAGTTCCGCCACTGTTTGATATTGATAATACGTATTTTGCTGAACGATATGTCGCTTTAGCAAAACTATCAATGACTACAGCACTAGTACCTACGGTAACTGCTGTTTGATCATATATAATTTTAGTACCGTTTGTGTATGTTACAGATTGTGCATTAACGGTTACATGATCACTAGATGAATCACCAATATTAATATTGCCAGCAGTATCACCTAATACAGTTAAACTACCTTTGATTATTACATCATTTTCAAATGTAGCTAGTCCGTCGTTGTCTATACTGAATTTTTTAGTTGTTACACTAGCTCCTGTATAAATTTGTGCTTCGGTATTAGTTGTAATAAATTGTACTAATCCGTTGGCACTAGTAAGTGCTGATACTACAGATGTAGTTGCTAATAAACGTACATCAATTACGTCGCCTAATGCCGGTGCTTCGGTAAATGTTAATACATCTAAGCTAACATCATATGCAAGTGCTGGTATCTGTATTACACCGTTGATACTAACAATAGTTGCAGCTGTAGTTGATTCATCTTGTAGCGTAAATGTTGTGTTAACGCCGTTAACGTTACCATACGGATTGCCTGTTGCATCAGAAAATTGTCTATCACTAATTACAGTAAATACAGAACCTGCTGTTTGCCATATAGAACCATCAAAGAACTCTAAGTTATTAATGGAATTATTAAATCGTACCATGCCGCCGACATCAACGTTACCACTGTTACTTGGACGTTGTGCAGTTGACCCAACTGGTAGCAACATTGTATCAGTTGCATCAATTTTTAATGTTACACCACCTTGTACAGTTGTATTACCACCACTACCTTGATAATGCCCACCACCTATAATAACTGAATCTGCATTGCTGTTTGCATAAATTAATGCAGTTGAGTTTTTACCTTTAACTACAAAGTTTTCTGCGCTTTGTGCATTATTAATTGTAGCGCCGTTGGCTACATATATATTTGTAGCAAACCCTGCGCCACCTGAAACTTGCAGTGCACCAGTTGTTGTTGATGTTGCTGCTGTAGTTGCCGAAATAGTTGCATTGCCTACTATGTTAGTTGTTGCATTGCGGATATTTGTTGTACCAGTAGTAGCACCTAAGTTGAATGTAGTTGCAGAACCACCAACATTTAATGTTGTTACGTTTACGTTTGCAATATCAAGTGTTGTTTGTCCACTGTAAATTGTAGTTGCGTTTGGTAGGTACACGTTTGCATTACGTATATTAAATGTACCTGTTGCGGCACCTGTTACTACAGAAGTAGCAGCACCTGCAAAGTTCATCGTTGTTGCTACAGTATTATATAATGCTTGCGTTGCTTGTTGTCCAACTACAGTTGGGTTGTTGATAGTAATAGTACCGCTACCAGCACCAATATTTGCTGTAGTTGCTGATGTAAATGCACTTACTGTTGTTGCGTTTTGTGTTAACAAGCTAACTGTTGTTTGCGCACCATCAATAGTTGTTGCATTTGGTACCCATACATTTGCATTATTAGCAGTAAGTATACCAGTTGCAGCACCTATGTTAAGTGCAGTAGCAGCACCTGCAAAGTTCATTGTAGTTGCTACTGAATTGTACAATGCTTGCGTTGCTTGTTGACCAACTAATGTTGGGTTGTTGATAGTAATAGTACCACTACCAGCACCAATATTTGCCGTAGTTGCTGATGTAAATGCACTTACAGTTGTTGCGTTTTGTGTTAATAGTGAAACTGTTGTTTGTGCACCATCAATAGTTGTTGCATTTGGTACCCATACGTTTGCATTATTAGCAGTAAGTGTACCAGTTGCAGCACCAATATTAAGTGCAGTAGCAGCACCAAATGCATTTACTGTTGTAGCATTTACATTTAATAATGCAACAGTAGTTTGTGCACCACCAATAGTTGTTGCATTTGGTACCCATACGTTTGCATTATTAGCAGTAAGTGTACCAGTTGCAGCACCAATATTAAGTGCAGTAGCAGCACCACCTAAGTTTAATGTTGTTGCAGTTGTGTTATATAAATCTTGTGATGCTTGCGTACCAACTACAGTTGGATTGCCAATAGTAATTGTACCACTGTTTGCACCAACTGCGATTGTAGTTGCAGCACCACCTAAGTTTAACGTAGTGGCAGTTGTATTATATAATGCTTGCGTTGTTTGCGTACCGACTACAGTCGGGTTATTAATAGTTAACGTACCACTTGTAGCACCAAACTCTAAGTCAGTTGCAGCTTTAAATGCATCTACAGTAGTTGCGTTTGTATTAAACACCGTAGCAGTAGCACTTGTAGTAGTAATGTCACCACCATTAACAGCTAAATCACCAGTTAACGTAACATCACCAGTAATACCCAATGTTCCTCCAACTGTTGCATTACCAATAATATTAGTAGTTGCATTGCGGATATTTGCTACACCTGTAGTAGCACCAAGTATCATTGTAGACGCAGCACCAAATGCATTAACTGTAGTTGCTACGGTATTATAAACAGCTTGCGTTGTTTGCGTACCAACTAATGTCGGATTACCGATAGTAATTGTACCGCTATTAGCACCAACTGCGACAGTAGTTGCTCCACCGGCTAAGTTTAATGTAGTTGCTGTTGCATTTACTAAGTTAAATGTACCTGCAGATGTAGTTAAATCACCACCATTAACTGCTAAGTCATCTGTTAAAGTTGCTGCACCAGTTACCGCTAATGTTCCACCAACTGTAGCATTACCAATAACATTAGTAGTTGCATTACGGATATTTGCTACACCTGTAGTAGCACCAACAATTAATGTTGCCGCTGCACCAAATGCGTTTACTGTGGTAGCAGTTGTATTAAATACTGCCTGTGTTGTTTGTGTGCCAACTACTGTTGGGTTATTAATTGTTAGTGTACCACTTGTAGCACCAAACTCTAAATCAGTCGCAGCTTTAAATGCATCTACGGTAGTTGCATTTGCATTTAATAAATTAAATGTACTAGCAGTTGTAGTGATGTCTCCACCGTTAACTGCCAAGTCAGCAGTAAGAGTAGTATCACCAGTAACACCTAAGGTTGAGCTAAATTGTGCAGATGTACCAATTAAGTGTTTGTTTAAATTCCAACTAGTAGTTGCATGAGTGTACAGTATAGTTGCACCAGCGCCATCAACTGTTAAACCTGCACCGTCTGCCGCTGCACTATCAGCAGCACCTTTGGCTACTGTGATGTTTAAGTCTTCAACATCTAATGTTGCTGTGTTAAGTGTTGTTACATTACCATTTACTGTTAAGTCACCAGTAACAACAATATTCCCGCCGACGTTTAAGTTTTTAGCAATACCAACACCACCAGCTACAATTAATGCGCCTGATGTAGTATTTGTACTTTCTGTGGTAGCATCAAGTTTAATGTTGCCAGTTGTTATTAAATTATTTTGTACTGTAGTGTTACCAGTTGCCGCGCCCAAATTAAGAGCTGTTGCAGCACCACCTATATTCAACGTTGTAGCAGTTGTGTTATATAAGTTTTGTGTTGACTGTGTACCAACTACAGTTGGGTTGTTAATTGTTAATGTACCACTTGTAGCACCAAACTCTAAATCAGTAGCTGCCTTAAATGCATCCACAGTTGTAGCATTTGTATTGAATACTGTTGCTGTGCTAGCAGTAGTTGTAATGTCACCGCCATTAACTGCAATATCTCCAGTGTAGGTTGTATCACCTGCTACTACCAAGTTACCTAAAACATTTGTAGTTGCATTGCGAATATTTGCTATACCAGTGGTAGCACCTATAACCAATGTTGTTGCAGCACCTGCAAAATTAAGTGTAGTAGCAGTGGTATTAAACACTGCTTGTGTTGTTTGTGTACCGACTACGGCCGGGTTATTAATTGTTAATGTACCAGTTGTAGCACCAAATTCTAAATCTGTTGCAGCTTTAAATGCATCCACAGTAGTTGCATTTGTATTAAACACAGTAGCAGTTGTGGCAGTAGTTGTAATGTCGCCGCCATTAACAGCTAAGTCACCTGTAAGAGTAGTATCACCTGTAACTGCCAGTGTACCGCCTACAGTAGCATTACCAATAACATTAGTAGTTGCATTACGGATATTTGCTACACCTGTAGTAGCACCAACTGTTAATGCAGTAGCTGCCCCGAATGCGTTTACTGTAGTAGCAGTTGTGTTAAATACTGCCTGTGTTGTTTGTGAACCGACTACAGTTGGATTATTGATAGTTAATGTACCAGTAGTAGCACCAAATTCTAAATCAGTGGCAGCTTTAAATGCGTCTACCGTAGTTGCATTGTCATTTAATAAATTAAATGTTGATGCAGTGGTAGTAATGTCACCGCCGTTAACTGCCAAGTCACCTGTTAGTGTAATATTAGCTAATGTTAAATCTAAGCTATATGTAACTTCTTTAGTAGTGCTGTTATATTGTAGTGTGCCAACGTTACCTGTGGCATTTCTAATTGGAGCCACATAGAAACTGTCTGTCTGTGCTGATACTCCGTTAACGTTAGCGCCAGTGGCATTAAGAATAATAGTATTTGCGGCTTGAGATACTGCGCCTGCACCTTTACCTAATGCTAACGAGTTGTCTCCTTGACTGCTGTATCCTGCAAAATTACCTATTGCGACAGCATTTCCACTTTGATTTACTCCGCCCGCCCAGTCGCCAATAGCCACTGAAAAATCGCCTTGGCTGCTAGCTCCAGCAAGATGTCCAACTGCTACTGAATAATCACCTTGACTAGTTTGTCCTGCCTGAGGGCCTATTGCTGTTGCTTGGAACCCACTGCTTTGGCTGGCACCAGATCCAACAGCAACCGATTCAAATCCTTGGCTATTAGACCCTGCATAATTACCTATAGCTACTGCCCTAGTAGCTTGGCTACCAAAGCCGGCATTTTGACCGAATGCTATCGCATCATCAGCATTGTCTTTAATTACAGCGCCGTTAGGTAATGTAATCGTTCCGCCGATCGTTGCGTTGCCTAAAATATTAGTAGTCGCATTGCGGATATTTGCTACGCCAGTAGTTGCACCAACTATAAGTGTTGTTGCAGCACCTGCAAAGTTCATTGTAGTTGCG